TCAGTGATTACTATAATCCCATTAGGTTCAATCATATCGTATATATTATATAATATGTTGAATGTAGCATTTGTAGGTACTTCATGAAAAAGAAAGTTACAACAAATTATTCTAAACATATTGGAGAACTTAACATTCTCAGCATTATCGTGCACATAAGTAATGTTTCTATTTGCTAAATTACTTCTATAATTAGCTACGGATAGAAAATATGGACTTAAATCTAATCCAAATATTTTTGCTTTTGGAAAGGCGTCTTGAAAATATTCTGTTGAGTAACCTATAGAACATCCAATATCTAATATATTATATGGATCATTGTAATCATTCCAAATATTAGGATATTCTAAATCAATTAAAGGATTATTTAAATATTTTTTAACTGAATTGGTAATGTTATTTCTCAACCAATCTTGTGCTACATATGGATCTGTATCAGGCCAATACCCAGCAGCAATATTTAATGTGGCAGCATCTGCTTCTTGTGCTGCTAACCAATTTAAATTTCCTTCATCATATCCATGAAAAGGTTTTTGATAGTATGTTGGATATATTATTTCTTTATTTTCTAATAGATTTTTGTTTTCTTCAAGTACTCTAAAAGTATTTGGTTCTACATATTTATCTTTAAGATCATTCCATGGAATACCCAAATTTTCAGCTCGATCTATAAACCAATTTCGTGCTTTATTTTTGAAAGGACTTGATACTTTGTTCCAAATTCTTGGTAAATGTAAACAATTTACAATTTGTATATATAATATTAAAAATGGCTTCATGATATATTATAATATGGACTTAATCTTTAGTATGTTTTGCAAATAAAATTATTGAATAAATCAGCTGCACTTTCTATACCGATGTATTGAAACATTATTTTTTGTATATCTTGACATGTCATAATCTTGCTCAATATTGTTTTGATATATAAATATCTAGTTTGTAATCTTCTAGTATAATTAACTTTGAATAACAACATTTCTGTATCAGATGGCATTAAATGAGGATTTAAAGTCAATATTTTATAATTCCCCATATATTTTAATAACGATACATATATATTTATATTTTCAGTTTCAGTTTTTATAGATAAATTATTATATTTATGTATAAAAGTGTCTGGAATCATTCCACGCATTTTGTTATTCATTTTAATAACAGACATTATGTTTATTTTAATTACTATTAACATAAACTATTCATTAATGATCAATTTTATTCAAGTACTACAGTATTGTTTGTCAGTAGTTCAATTAAATCTGATTTTTTCAATTTACTATTATTATCTCCACTTAATCCCTTACTTTTCGCTAAAGTTTTTAATTCTTTTAATGACATTTTTTGATAATCAGTGTTTTCTTCATGAATGAAAATTTCTTTATTTTCTATTGATTTTTCAACGTTGTAACTAGCAATTTCCTCTTCTTCTCCATTCACATTAATTTCTTTTGATGGTTTGTCATTTTCGTCCTCGTCGTTTTCTTCCTCATCATCGTCGTTTTCTTCCTCATCATCGTCGTTTTCTTCATCCTCACTTTCATTATCATGTTGATATCCACTATTATCACCCTCATCGCTTTCATCATCTTCTGTACTGTAGTTACTCTCAGTTTCATTAATATTATTATCTACTTCAATAGGCATAAAAGTTCCAGGTCTTCCAACAGATTTTATTTCTTTTAATTTCTTCAATTCATCTGTGATGGCAGATAATAAGCTAAACATTGATGAAAATTTTTGATTGTATTCATTTACTTTTGTTCTAAATATGAAATATCCTAAAACAATCATCATCAATAATCCTAAAGATGGTAAAATTGGCAGTAATAAGTTAAGCATTTAGAATACTGATATACTTAAATTATTTTTTTCTAACGAAATAATATGCTAAAGATATATGGGTGTATATTAATTATATTGATCGTTGTATTTATTTATGTCATTTCAAAGCAAGTAAAATACAAAGAGTCATTTTTAAATGAAGTTCAAGATGCTTCAGAATTTGAACGATATATTAATTCTTTGAACCCCACAGAATTATATTCATCAAAGTCTAAATACCAGAATATTAAAGTTATAAAATTTGATAAAAATAAGATAGGACTAGATAAATGTCTTATGCTAGGAGAAGAAATTCAATTATGTAATGCTTCAGAACATAAATATCATGAAACAATTGTTCATGTTGCTGCATCTTATATAAAAAGTTTAAAAAATGTTTTGATCATTGGTGGTGGCGATTGTATGACATTAAGAGAAATCATGAAATATCCTAGTATAAATAAAGTGGTCATGTTAGAACTAGACAAAAAAGTTATAGATGTTTCAAAAAAATATTTTAATGTCAATGATTATCAAAATGACCCACGTGTTGATATCATAATAGGCGACGCTACAAAAAGCATTCATAAATTAAAAGGTATGTTTGATTTAATCATAATTGATACCACTGAAGATAGTTACAACAATAATCCAATTGACTCTAAAGAATTCTTCTCTATATGCGCAGAAAAATTAAATGATAATGGAATTTTAGTTAAAAATGGTGAGGATATGAAAAATTATATAAATCTTAGTAATATATTTGAACATACTAAAGTTATTAAATATGATGAAAAAATATGGGGTGATCTTGATTATAAATTTATTTTAGCATCAAAAACAATTGATTTTGATAATTCTAAAAGACGTAAACATAATATAGATATTAAATTTTATCAGTTTAACAAACACGATGATTTCATGCTTCAGACTTAATCATATTTTTTTTGTTATTTAAAATATTCATCATTATTATGTTGATGGTCAATGAAGTTAAAGTAGGATATCATATGGTGATTAATATTAATAACGTTAACGATTTACTAATTAACAATAATAAAAAACTGATAGAAATATTTGAAGAATTAATACTCATGTCCAATTTAAATGTATTAAACCAATGTCATCATGAATTTAAACCACATGGATTAACTGGTTTATATTTATTATCTGAGAGTCATTTATCATATCATACATGGCCAGAACATAATAAAATTTGTTTAGATTTATTTACATGTGGTGATAAAATTAAATATGAAAAAGTTAAAATCTATTTGTCACAGTTTTTTTCCGATATCAATATTTTTGAAATCAATAGATAAAAAATTGATTTATTTTATATATATATGGATATCATATATATATAAAACAATGTACAAGAATCAAAAGCTACCACCATCAGACAGTCCGCGAAAATATTTAGATATGAATCAAATATATAACATTATGAATGAAGAAAAATGGAATGAAAATACTCAAGAATTAACCACGAACTTATTGAATTCGATATTAGAAACTCAAGAACGTATTGATTATGTAAAAACTTTTAATAAATCATGTGGATTCATGTTCTCTGAAGAAAAAATACATGAACAAATCGTTTTAGATAGTAAAGATTACGAAAATCATTCTGGTTGCTCTTTAGCATGTACTTTCAGAAATTGCCAATATATTCTTAATAAATTTGATTTCGATGATAATGAAACGGTCAAAAATAATATGTATGATGAAAGTATTGATTTAGGTTCAGAACCAGATATTGAATTTACTAATGATATTAATACAAATTCTGTAAAAGGAAAAGCATCTTCATATCCATTATATCATGAAATGGATAAAAATAACCAAAATATTATGGATATTGCTGCAAACGATGGTATTGAAGAAGCTGTAAAACAAATGTTTATAGACCCTAATAATCCAAATGGAAAATTAACATATGCGCAAATGAGGGATTTATATGGTTGAATACTTAGATGTAGTACACTCCTATGTATATTGTACTAAATAATAATAACGTGAATAATAATCTATACGTAAATTTTTCACTTATATAATCATGATTTACTAAATATGATCCCAATGTTACACCAAATAAAGACCCTAATATTATATAAATAGATATCCATAAATCAAAATGACCTTTTTTATGATAGAACCATAAACCTGGCAAGCTCTGAGGAACTAATTGTAAAGCAAGTCCTGTAGCTACTGCTGTTTTTATTGAAAGACCTGAAGAAATTAATAAAGGCATAAGTAATATTCCAGCACCTATTCCCACAATACCTATGGATATTCCTGTAAATATTCCAATTAATATATAAAGTATTGAATTCATATTTATATATTAAGAAAGGTTTTTATTATAATCAAAAAAGGTAAATAATTTATTACTTTCAGTATTTGTCCATATTGTATTTTGAATTAGTTGAATTGTATTCTTTCCTAAAACAGTATTACAATTATAATCATTATGTATTTTTGTTACATGTAACTTATTTATTTTATAATTAGTAACAATATGCTCGTACAAAATAGCCCCTCCTATTATCCATACTTCACCATCTTCAAATACAGTTGTCATAGATATTGCGGAATTTATTGCGGTCTCAACATCTTTACAGAATACAAATTTATTATACTTACAAAATTTATCACTGGTATTATTATCACAATATTTTTGATACAGGCTATTTGATACAACAAAATTATATCTATTCGGTAACGCTTTTTCTCCAAGCGAATAATATGTATTTTTTCCCATTATGATTGCATTGTGATGAGTACTTGTTGTTATATCTTTAAATCTCTTCATATCTTCCTTAAGTTTCCATGAAGGTAATCTATTATCAATACCTATTCCAAACTTCTCATCACAGGCTAATATTAGGTTCATACTATAACATAACATAAACATTTAATGTTTATACTAAATCATACGACAATATAATTATATTGTCCTTTAATTAGATGTCAATCATATTATATGTTGTAAAAAACTATATTAAAAAAATCCTATATAAATTATTATAATGAGCATTGTAGACACTCAAGAATTTAACTTTGTAGTTCAAAAACTTCGTGGTTTTTTTATTTCAAAAGGTTTTATGGAAGTACATACCCAAAATAGATTAAGTATTTTGGCAGCATGTGAAGATCCATCAACTATCTCAACTTATAGTTATGCTGGTCAAGTATGGCCATTACCTCAGACAGGACAGATGTGGTTAGAGTATGAAATGCTCAAACATCCTAATAGAGCACCTGGGTACTTTTGTGTAAGTACAAGTTATCGTAATGAGGCTGACCCTGTACCTGGACGTCATGATCTCATTTTTCCTATGTTTGAATTTGAAATCAAAGGCGGAATGGACGAACTTGTTAAAATGGAGAAAGAATTATTAGAATATTTAGGTTTCTGTAGCCAAGATAAATGTGTTGAAGTAGATTATAGAGAAACTGCTAAAAAATATAACACTGTTGAACTTGAACATGAACATGAAGAACAATTATGCAAAGATCATGGACCTGTTGTTCTTCTTAAAGATTTCCCTATGAATACATCCCCATTTTGGAACATGAAATTACATGATTCTGACAAAACGAAAGCTAAAAAGGTTGATGTAATCCTTTGGGGTGTTGAAACTATTGGTAGCGCTGAAAGATCGACTGATACATCAGAAATGAGAAATCAATTCTATTCCATTAGCGATAAAGGTTACAGCAAGATCCTATTTAGCAATTTTACTAAAAATAGAGTTCAAGGAGAACTTGAAGATTTTTTGAACTTTAATTTCTTTCCAAGATCTGGTGGTGGTATTGGTATGACTCGTTTAATTAGTGCTATGAAGAAGAGTGGTTTGATGAAATATGACGAGGATGATGTAATTCGTCAAGATTGCGCAAATAATGCTTGTAATTTGACTAGACAGGAAACTGTTTCTTCTCCATATACAATAAACGGACAGCTACGTTAATACATTTACGCATATGGCCTTGGATGATTTTTTACACGATCTTATTATTATTTAAAAATTATTAATTTTATTAATATATAAATTTAATAATTATAATATGTTATGTCTTGTTATGTCTTTTACAATATCCATTAGCAAATACTTTACAACCACAACTTTTTCCTTTATTCTTTCCTGATTTTAATGTAGCTGTACAATATTTATCTACATCATTATTTGATAAATATTTCATATGACGATTACAATGACTAAAATAACAATTTGTATTACAAACATTTCCTTTCCTACTACCAGATTTCATAACATAACTACACTTATTGGGCTTCATTGTGTAATGTTCAGGATAATTCACACCATGTTTCCTAATACCACCGCATTTATAAGGTAATATTTCGTTTTGTATATTTCTACAATAAGGACACTGCAATTGATTTATTTTCAGATTTAATTTATTATAGCTAGAAGATTTTGATTTTTGTGAACATACTTCATTAAATATATGATTATAATTGAAAGCATGATTACACTTCAGTTTAATGCTATCATTTTCTAAACACTCTCCAGATATGTAACATATATCATCAACCTCTTCTTCTTCAATATGCATCATTTCATAGAATAGTTTAGAAATATCTTCCATATTCATTGTATTTAAATTACCCTCCATTTATATTTATATTTAATATATAAATCTCTTTATATACATTATACGTACAATGACACAAGAATGGGGACCTCATACGTGGAAGATGTTTCATACATTAGCTCATAAAGTAAAACCAGAATATTTTGATGAAGTCAAAACTGAATTGATAAATTATGTATTCAAAATTTCATCTAATTTACCATGTCCATATTGTTCCAGTCACGCAAGATTATATATAAAAAAAATAAAAGTTTCCTCAATAAAATCGAAGGATGATTTTATAAATTTTATTTTTTTGTTCCATAATAATGTGAATTCAAAATTAAAAAAACCTATGTTTTCCTTTGACGATTTACATAAAACCTATGAAAATGAAAATACTCTTCAAATAATAAATGCTTTCATAAATCGATACTCTTTATCTAGTAGAAGAACCCATTTGTTTTATAACGCATTATCATGTAAACAAATTTTGGGTATGTTTATGAACTGGATACAATTGAATATACATGCTTTTGAAAGATAAATTATTATATTAAAAAATATTTTTAATAATATTTTAATACATGAAAAGTAAGTATGGTAAAATCTTAATGTTAGTAATAATTTTCATTATATTTAGGTATATGTTTGACGTTATATCCAATACAAATAAAGAAAGTTATGATAATACCAATAAACATTTAATTTATAGTGATAAATCAAAATTTCAAACAATAAAATTATTTCAAAATAAGGATTGTTTCTGGTTAAAATTAAATGATGAAATTCAATTTCATTCTAATGAGTATTTGAAATCACATTATATTCAATGTGATATTCCTATGAAAAAGTATCAACCACAAAATGTTTTAATTTTAGGAGGCGGAGACGGTATAGCAGCAAGTATCGTACTGAAATATCCATGTGTAAAACGAGTAACAATGGTTGAAATAGATGAAAAGATGATTAAAATGCTTAAAACTTCACAATTAATGAGAAAAATAACAAATAATGTTATTGACAATCCTAAACTGAACATTATTATTCAAAATGCAGTTAATTATGTATACCAAAATAATGAAAAATATGATTTAGTAATTGAAGATATAGAACATGATCATACAACACAATCCATACAATATGATGACGATGATTATTTTTTAAAATTATTGAAAATGTCTAACGTTGTAAGCTTTACTTACTCTGATGAATACGATGATGATATCGACAAGGATTATCCTATATTTTATAATAATTATATGAAACAACAATATAATAAGACACCTTCATTCTCAAAATTTTGTGGTAACAAAGTTAAATTATTCAAAGAACTTGAATTTGATGAACCATTCTTAAAGCAGCTTAAAGAGAATAAAATATTAAGCGATGTTAAATTATTTATTTCTGCACATGATTTTAAGGAACCATTTGGATTTGAAAGATATTTACTTGCTGTTAATTAAACATCTGGATCTATTATTGAAAATAATAACAAATATCGTTTGCCTTTTGTTATTTTTTTACCACCATGAGGATGTGTAATGCCTCCTGGATAAAATAATAAGTCTCCTGTTTTACCATTTATTACTTTATTGAATAATGGAAAATAAGTTCCACCGCCTTCAAAATCATCATTCAAATATATAATTACAGGGATTTGTTCATTATCAAAATGGATATCCATCTTTGATTCATAGGAATTGGTAGATTCATAACGTAATATATATGGTGGAGATATTTTACTTCCATTAAAATATGGAAAATGTTTATTAACCAGCGGATACAAATGTTCTCGTATATGATTCATTATTATTTTATATAACTCTGGAATTTCACTCAATTTTGCTGTCATTCCTGGTTCATATTTCATATCATTATCATCTAAATGATCTAAATTAGTTTTTGTAACAAATTTATCTGAATGTAATAATTGTTTATGATTTATATGTTTATCATATCTATCGATTAATGTTTTACAGAATGATTTCGAAAAAAAAGGGGTTTTATATACATGATCTGCCATTTTAATTACATTTGGTTTTACTATAATACTATTTGTAAAGCCTTCCACACTTGCTTTTATGAGTAGTATTAATAATATAAATAATACCAATCCTATTAATATTAAATATAATTCTATCATATACATTATTTCTATATTTTAAATACTTATGTTATAAATATTTTATAAAATTATTATCCTTATCGTATTCTACACATACATCTTCGTTTTCCTCCTCTGGTGATCGATTTTTTAAATCATACCCTAATAGGTTTAATAGAATTGTATATAATATAGCTATTGCTATACCTCCCACTGCGTTCAGTATCAAACCTCCTCTTGTACTATTTCGCGATCTGCGTAGTAATGTTAAAGTAACAAAAACTAATACAAAATTATATATTGAACTACTGTAATTATATCTTATTATATTTATTAATCCAAATGAAATTGTAAAAAATGATATAAATAATCTTAAATCCATTTTAAACATAATTTGATTTAGAAATCCAATGACAACAATTGCAACTACATGAAATAAATATTTGGTGCTTTCAAAATACGACATTCCTAAAAATAATAATAATAGAAATAATTTATCTAACGCTAAAAACAGGTTATTCATAGTATATAAGTATATTAAATATCCATAGAGACGAAATATTAATATACAAAAATATATTGGTATATAGTATATAATGTTTAAAACAGAGTCTCTAATAAAAATAAGTAAAATATTATCAGATTTTAAAGTTAAACAGCAAAATGAAAAAGATGCATGTAATAATTTACCAAAATCACAAAAGGCTGATCAAATCAAATTTATGAACACACCAGAAATAAAAGGAGTCATTATCAATTCATTTTATGACGTAATAAATAAAAAGTATGATTTTCAACAAATGTATTTAGGATATAAACTTTCAATAGAAAAAGAAGGACCTATAATGAAAAAATATCCTGTGGGGTTAAAAATAGAAGAAAAAAAATTATCAACAGCATCTCTTAAAACAAGAACAGCAAATTACAATCGTATAAAAATAGAATTTGTGAATGATGGAAAAGAAAAATTTGAGTCATTCTTGAAAGAAATTAAAGATACAAATGGAAATAAATTATCAGAGAGTGATATCAAGAAGGTTATCTCAATACTAACTTTGGTATTAAGAAAAAGTATATTAGATCTAACAGCATATACCGATGAAAAAGTAAAAGCAGCTAGGAAAAAAATTGCTGAAAAAGCTCAACATAATCCTTCTTATTTAAGTCGTATCACACAACGAGGTGGAAAAACTCACAAAAAGAAGAAAACAAAAAAAACAAAAATCATCAAAAAGAAGAAATCAAATAAAACAAAAATCATCAAAAAATCTCAAAATAAAACATGTAAAAAATTTTGTAAAAAGGTTTTCCTACCTGAAAAAGAAAGGGTAGAAAAAAAAATTAGTAAATATTATGAACCAATTGAAGTTCTTCGTAAAAAAGAAGATAAATTTGACCGCAAATTAGCGGATATTCTTGAAGATGCGTATTTGAAAAGTTGTAATGATATTTATTGTCAGACAAAATGTAAAAATAAGAAATCATGGATCAACTCGATTAATGAAAAACGTAAAGCAAATTTGATGAAACAAGGTGCTATATCTGGTTGCAGAGATTTAATTGAAGAATTTCCTGATTATTATAAAGATATTTAATATTATAACTACGTAAAACAATGATACTATGTGAAAGTCTCGTCGAAGAATTACCTAAAGCTATGATTCATTTCAATAATAGTAAAACTTTGTAATAGGTGTATTCGAGTAGGAAAATCTTGTAAATCAGGGTGAATGTAAATTCCACTTAATTTGAATAGAACGAAATTTATAACTCCTTGTATTTTTTTTGTTGCTTTGTTATCATTTGGTAATGTATTTTCAAATTCGACAAGTGACATAAATTTTGAATGAAAATTTATATTTGTAATATCTTGTTGTGTACATTTATGTTTTCCTATATAATCAATTATTTGTCGTTTTAAAGTTGATTTTCCTGTAGGGCCTTCTCCTGTTAATAATAATATTGTTTTATTTTCTCTATTATTTTTAACGTTTTCTACATATTTTATCAACGAGTTATAACCATATTCAGATAAGAATTGTTTCCATTCATTTAGAGGATGATTATGATTATTATCCATATTTTATATATATGTTTTGATAAACAAAATTCAATTCAATTTTATTTATTAAGATTTGGCATCAAATATAGTTAAATACAACGTTTCATGATTATTATAATATGTTGAAACACGCGATTGATATCAATAAATACAAGGATAGGGACCAGACGGCCGATTATCATGAAGAATATCAATATTTGAATTTGCTAAAAGATTTGATGGAACACGGAAGTCTTGAGGAAGGCAGGAATGGCGCCGTTCAGACGGGTATTGGTTCAGCGATGCACTTTTCTCTGGAAAACGGAAAAGTTCCGATTCTTACTACCAAAAAAACGGCGTGGAAAACGTGCCTCAAAGAGCTATTATGGTTTATTAGAGGAGATACTTCAAATAAACGACTAAACAGTGTCGGGGTTCACATTTGGGATGCAAACACCACACGCGAATTTTTAGATTCAAGAGGGTTACATCATTATGGAGAAGGAGATATTGGGTCGCTTTATGGGTATAGTTGGAGATTTTGGAATGCTCCGTATAAAGGATGTAATGCTGATTATACAGGACAAGGTATAGACCAGTTACAAAAAGTAATAGATACTTTAAAAGACCCTACTCAAAGAAGCTCGCGAAGAATGGTAATAAGCGCATGGAATGTAGAACAATTGGATGGAGGATGTTTACCCCCATGTCATGTTTTGTTTCAATTTAATGTTGTTGATGGTAACAAGTTGAGTTGTTGTCTATTTCAACGCAGTAAAGATTCCGCAGCAGGCGCTTCATTCAACTACTTTTCGTACTCATGTTTAGTACATTTGATAGCAAAACATTGTGATTTGATACCCCACGAATTTATACATTACGGTGGAAATTGTCATATTTACGCAGAACATTTAGATGCTATGAAAGAGCAAATATCAAGAACACCATACCCCTTTCCAACATTGGAAATCTTAAATAAGAGAGATAATATTAATGACTATGTATTAGAAGATTTTAAAATACATGATTATCAACATCATTCGCCTATCAAAATAAAGATGGTTGCTTAATTTGGCGACTCGTTCATTAAAACATATAATTGTATATTATTCAAATATATGAACTTATTAAATATATTACCTTCCGAAATTTTGGATATTATATTTAACGATTACTGGAGAAACCAATATAGATCTGTTATTGATGAATTAAATCACCCACAATTGTTGAATAAGAAAATCAAAAAGTTTCTCGATACATATTGTTTCAAATATGATTATTTCAACCCAAATTACTTGCACTATTTAAAAGAATTTAATATTGAAATAGCTAATTTATTAAGTAAACCTATTCTTAAAATAATATGCAAAAATAATAATTTGTATTTACAATATTGTTTTTGTGATAATGAAAGTATGAATGGTATTGACAAATCACTACAATTTATATGTCTATTTTCTATAACTTGTTCCGGATATATGAGGTATCGAACATTTCAAAAATTTAAAGAGTTATCTAATAAAAATATGTACCCAAGTTTATAGGATGTGGTTGATTATAATATAAAATTGATTATGATATAAATATTACTTAATAACATGTTATAATGAGTAAACTTGATGAAGATGTGCAACGTATTGGAGATAAACTAGTATTTAATCCATATAATACAAATAATAAAGAAATTACAAAAGAAGAAATACAACAGTTATTAAAACAGTATGGTGTTCCTGGTACAGTTTATAATGAAAAATTATATAAACGTGCATTTGTACATAAATCATATGTCAAAAAACCACTACTTGAAAATGAAAAGGAAAATATTGTTGTTGTTGAAAAACCACATAATTGTATGCCTTTATCTACTAAATCTAATGAAAGATTAGAATTTTTAGGAGACGGTGTTTTAGAATGTGTTACTAAATTTTACCTTTACAGAACATATCCAAAAGAAAATGAAGGATTTATGACAGAAAAGAAAATAGCTATTGTTAAAAATGAACATATTGGACGTATCGCATATGAAATGGGACTTCATAAATGGTTTATAGTCTCACGACATGCTGAGGATAAAAATACCAGAACTAATATCAAAAAATTAGGATGCTTATTTGAAGCATTTCTAGGGGCATTGTTTTTAGAATTCAACAAGATTGATATTAAAGACGAAGAATGCTGGTTTGATAATGTATTTGTAACTGGTCCTGGATTCCAAATTGCACAAATCTTTATCGAAAATATATTTAAAAAGCATGTTGACTGGAAGTTAATAGATGAAGATGATAATTTCAAAAACTTGTTACAAGTGAGAATTCAAAAAGAATTCAAAGTCACTCCTCATTATATTGAATTACCACATGATAATGAGGAGGGATATTATATGGGGGTTTATATTTGTATTGGTCAACAAATTCATGAGACAGAGCCACAAAACGCTATACATTACACTACCTTAAAAACATTTAGTGCTATTCACGATTATATCGAACAACATGGAAAAATAATGGTATTTTTGTCAGATGGGTATCATCGTATCAAAAGAAAAGCAGAACAAACCGCATGTGAAAAGGCAATTCAATTAATTAATTAAAATAATATATGATGTTCAACACAGTATTCTGAAAACTCCCATAAAAAGTTATATATTTCCTGTATTTTTTCTGTTATCTGTTCTAAATATGAATTCATACAATATAGTATATTATTTTTTTATATTTTAATAAATAAAGACTTAAAATATAATATATCAAAAATATAATGGAAATAATATTAGAGAAATTAAAAGTGAAACCTAATCCAAAGAAAAAGGAAGATTTATATGTTAAATTACCTAATAAGGAACATGATCTGGAAGAAGTCGATCTTACTAAATTATTAGAAAAGAATCCAGATTTTATAATTTATGATAAAACTAAACAAGAAAATGATTTTAACCCTAATTTATTTCTAAAAACGATTAATGAAAAAAAAAGGATTAGACAAAATATACCAAATATTTCCACTAAAAAAGTTGAAGAAAAAAAAGAAGACGAAATTAGCAACGATATAAAACAAGATAATAATAATACGAAAAGGGTTAAAAAATCAAAACCTAATGTTGATATATCTAGATCTGCTGTACATGAAATATCGCATTTCGAAATAGGTGATGAAATAAAACAACGATTACCTAAACAAAAAGATATTGTTTTAATCAAAAAACCAAATTATTATATGAATAATAGGGAATATTTTTTAACATTTATAAATTCTTTATTTTCTGACTACAGGAAAGAGGTTGTAAATGCACAAACAAAAGTAGAGTGTGATAGAAAAACAAAAAATGTTATTTCAAAAAGAAAAGATGGTACAACTCTTTCCACGGATCAATTCTCTCTACTTACTCATCAAAAAATTATTTTGGATTATCTAAATATATATACACCTTACAGAGGATTGTTAATATATCATGGTTTAGGATCTGGTAAAACTTGTTCATCTATTGCAGTTGCTGAAAGTTACATTAGTGCTGCGTCATCTATTGCTTTCACAGAAGGATTTATTAATTCAAAAAAGGTTATAGTCATGACCCCTGCTTCGTTACGTGTAAATTACTTTGAGGAACTTAAAAAATGTGGTAATCCAATATATAAAAAAAAACAATATTGGGAATTTATTCAATTATCTGACGATACTACTAAAGAAATGCTTTCTAATGTATTACATTTACCTGTTCAGTATATTGAAAAATCAAAAGGAGCATGGATGGTTGATGTAACTAAAAACTCAAATTACGATACATTATCCCCTATTCAAAAGCAGGATTTGGATAAGCAATTAAATGAAATGATTCACAACAAATATCAATTCATTAATTATAATGGTATCCAAAAGAAACATGTTAATACATTAACGAAAAATAATACTATTAATCCTTTCGATAATAAAGTTGTCATTATTGATGAAGCACATAACTTCATTAGTAGAATCGTAAATAAATTGGGAAAATCAACAGATATCAATAAATTTACATCTACGATATTATATCATAATTTGATGAAAGCACAAAATGTTAAAATAGTATTGTTATCTGGAACACCTATTATCAATTATCCAAATGAAATCGCTATATTATATAACATATTACGTGGATATATTAAAACTATTCATATTCCTATTTTATCGTCTCAAAAGAAATTCACATTAGAAGGATTTAAAAAAATATTCTTCAAACATGAATTAGTCGATTATATAGAATATAACTCAGGGGTTTTACAAATTACACGTACACCGTTTTCATTCTCTAATAAATTTTGGGGACTAGCATACAAAGGTGTTCGATACACTAATAAAGAGGAATATAATGACAATAACTTTATAGATAATTTGGTTAAAGTACTCTCTAAAAACAACGTTTCGTTCATGAAAGATAATATTAAAATCGTATTTACAAAAACGTTACCTGATAAGTTAGATGAGTTTCAAGAGTATTTTTTCAATCCTGATACAGGTAATATGAAGAATGTTAATTTATTCAAACGAAGAATTTTAGGATTGACCTCTTACTTCAAAAGTGCACAAGAAGGACTTATGCCTGAATATGATGTTTTGAAAGATACATATCGGATTAATATCGAAATGAGTGATTATCAGTTTGTTAAATATCAAGAAATTAGATTAATAGAGAGATCCAATGAAAATAATAGACGTAAACAAAGTAATAAGAAAAAATCAAATAAATTTGAAAATGATGATGATCCCAACACTACATACAGGATCTTTTCCAGATGCTTTTGTAATTTTGTATTTCCTGATCCACCTGGACGACCTATGCCTAGTGATTCGTTGGATGATTCTGTCAAAAACATCGGTGATGAAGATAATATTGATGGTATTTCTATGGATGAAAAAAAATCTAATATAGACGGACGATTTACTGAAGATGATCAGGATGAACAAAATTATGATACTATATCATATAACATGCGTATTAAAAATGCACTGGATATATTACATAAGGAAAGCAGCAAATATTTGGTGGGTGATAATCTTAAAATATTCAGTCCAAAATTTTCACATATATTAGAAAACGTTGATTCTATGAGAGGCTTACATTTACTGTATAGTCAATTTAGAACCATTGAAGGAATTCAAGTATTTTCTATGGTACTCGAAGCCAATGGATATACTAAGTTTAAGATTAAAAAAAATTCCTCTCAAGAATGGATCATAGACTCATCCATTGATTCTTTGAAACGAGGAAAATCATTCACTTTATACACAGGTACAGAATCTGCTGAAGAAAAAGAAATAATAAGAAATATTTATAACGGTACATGGGAATACTTACCATATACCCTAACAGAACAACTTAAACAAATTAATAATAACAATATAAATGGAGAAATTATAAAACTCTTTATGATCACATCTTCTGGAGCAGAAGGAATCAGTTTAATGAATACTAAATATATTCATATTATGGAACCTTATTGGCATCCGGTTCGTACACAACAAGTTATTGGAAGAGCAAGAAGAATTTGTAGTCACGTTGATTTACCTGAAGAAGAAAGAAAAATAAAGGTATTTTACTACATTATGAAATTTACTGATAAACAAATAGAATCAAAAATGAATATTGATATTCGAAATAATGATATCAGTAAATTAGATCGCAAAAATCTTAGACCTTTTACTAGTGATGAATCTCTGTATGAAATATGTCAACGTAAAGAGAAAACTAATTCTCAGATATTACAAAATATAAAAGAAGCTTCTATTGATTGTGCTGTACATTCTACATCTTCATCCAATGAATTATTAGAATGCTATTCTTTTGGAAATAATGTTGATCCAAATATATTTTCATATAAACCAAATATACAAAACGAAAATAAAGATGGTAAACAAAATAAGTTGAACGAAGTAAAAGAACAATGGAGAGCAAAAAAGACTACAATAAACAATGTTGATTATGCCATACGATTAGATAATAAAGGAAAGGAAACTGATATGATATATGATCTAGATACTTATTTACAAGCATTGAAAAATCCTAATATAAAAATAATGTTAGTGGGTAAAGTTGTCAATAAAGATGGAAAGCGTTTCATAGATTCAAATATTCACTGATAATCAACTTAAATAATTACTTAAATATATCATATGTCTCTTAAACGCATACAACGTGAACTGGTTGAATTGAATAATGAAACGCACATTAATTGTCTGGCTGGACCCAAAGATGATAATTATTATGAATGGACAGCATCTATAATTGGTCCAGAAGGGTCTCCTTACAGTGACGGAGTTTTTTCATTGGATATTAACTTCCCTGCTGATTATCCATTTAAACCACCAAAAATAAATTTTGTTACACCAATTTACCATTGTAATATAAATAAAAATGGTAATATTTGTTTGGACATTTTAAGAGAACAATGGTCCCCAGCATTGACAATCTCCAAATTGTTACTTTCTATATCTAGTCTCTTGACAGATGCAAATCCAGATGATCCGTTAGTACCAGAAATTGCTAGCTTATATAAAGAAAATAGAATTTTACATGATTCAAAAGCGCGCGATTACACGTTGCAATATGCAACATAATTTAATGATTGATAATACATAACATATTTTATCTGTTATCAATATATGTTTTATTTACCAGATAGCATTGATATCAAGAGATGTTTTTGACTATATTATTACTTAATTGTTACCTCTTTTACTATATTTTTGATTATATGCTCTGTGTTTACCTTTTTATCATCAGATGCTACAAATGTAGTAATAATACTTTCACAATCATTTACACTCCCATTATCTACTAAACTATGTACTTGTTCAGCACCTTTTTTATTGACTGTTTGTATAGCATTTTTTATTTTATTTTTATTTTTATCTATTTCCCAAACGTTGTTATCTTTAATATATAATGTCTCATTTATTGGATCAGTACAATGCAAAGGTCGTTTATGTAATTCTAATGACCGAAGACCATCAATGAATATTTGCGAAATTCCATTTACATAACCCGAATCGAGAGTATTTTCAATATCTTTCATTTTTATCTGAAGAGAATTTACAAATTCAACCATATTCAAAGCATCCTTACAATCTTCATTTAAAAATATATTGAAACTTACTTCATTTTTTGTATTATTGTTTGTGGTATTTCCAATTCTTGGTAATATCTCGCGTAAATTTTGTTGATACTTATCATGTTGTTCCAATAATATGGTTTGAAGTTCATTATTTTTGTCCATCATATTAGATATAATTTTTTTATATTCATCATCTTGGCCATTGTCCTTACTAACATTTAAGACTGGTTTGCATTTTTTAACATGATACCAATAACTATTTCTTACTTTATATGTTTTTCCACAGTACTCGCAATTATAATTATTTGGGGATTTTTGGGACTTTTCGTTCAAAATCGTTCTATTTCGGTGTTTACGTGTCATTAAGTGTTTATTATAGTCTTTTTTATTAGATGACATATAGTCACATAATAAACACTCGTATGTTTTTTTGGGATTTTTGGGACTTTTCATGTTCTAAATGTTCTATAAATATAGAACAGAAAATCCCTTTAACTTTTTTTGAATAAAAATCTTTAAAAAGTTTTGGTAACAGTTTGAAAAATATTTTTTCATATTTAGAGCATTATGGTAAGATTTCATTTTTTCCATTTTTTTTTTTTTTTTTATAAATTCTAAATTGAAAAATAGAAAAAAAAATGAAAAAATTTTAAAAAAACTCATTGAAGAATTTAAAAAAAAAAAAAAAAAAAATTTAAGAGGAAAAATATATATTTCTATATTCATGTATTTCATCATCACTTATTTTGTCATGTTTGAATTTTGACCAGTTATTATGCTCTAACATGTTTATCATAAAGTAAATAACGTACACACCACATTCTGAATTTTTTTTTTGGTGTTCATTAGGGTAATTCATTGATAATGTAAAATTCAAATTATGTTTTTTTCCTTGATCTTTTATTATATTTGTAAGTTTTTTTATATTCGATGGTATAGAATGTCCATTACTATCGAAATAAAATATTTTACTCTCCTTAATATTAATAAATAATGATACCCAATGTGTACCGCGTCCTTTATGATTATCTAGATTGAAAACAATACCGATTGTTTTGCGTACTGGTTCTTTTTTCAAGTATTTTTCCAATTTAAAATGTTTTAGTTCTGGCCATACCCATTCATTAATTTCTTTGTTACATACATCATAGTCTATTGGTGTCGGTCCTATGAAAACAAAACTTTTATTAACAATTTCGTATTGTCTCATGACTCTAGAAATATCTAAATCACTCAACCAAGATTTTGGTTTTTCAATCCAATGATTTGGGATTTGTGGTTTAAATGATTCGTCAAATATATTATTTTGTATTTGAACATTATCTACGAGTTTACGCAGCCAACATTTTTCATTTTCACATAAATATAGTTTCATATAATAATTGAGTTCTTCCCATATTTCATGATAATTATTTGTATTAATTTTATTATTTGGATGTCTTAAGTTCCAGTAATGCTTAAGTAATAGTATATTTTTATGAGTATAACAAGTGAAAGATTCAGAATGTTTATTGGAATATGGACTACATTTTGTTTTCATATTTATAATATATTAATATGAAAAAAAGAGTGAAAAACATTTAATTATTTTTTTCACGTTCTAATCTTGTTGAACTGTTAAATGGTCGTGATGAAATATGAACAGGAGGAGTACAACTATTAGAAAATTGAGGAATTTGAAATAATAAATCATGCTTTCCTGATTGTTTATTGTAAGGAACATTTAAAGTATATAAATCAGATTTGTTGCTTGGAACATATGAATTAACATTAGAATTATTATTTTTGATTACAGTATTATGTAGATGACTTTCTTTATCCACATTTTTATTATATAATGTTGCGCGTGTTAATGGACTATTATCTAAAGGTATCGATGGAATACTTTCATGTCCACGACTGTAAACAGTTTCGTTAAATCTTGTGTCTCTAGGAAATTTATCTACAGATAATCCTAAATTAACTGGAACAATGTTATGTTGGAAGAATTTGTTGTGTTTAATAATTTCTTGGTCTAAATTGCAGATATATACATTATTATTCATAAAAGACATATAATAATATATAGAAAGATAAAATTTACTAAATTAATTTACACACATTCCGTATAATAATCTATTTTGAATGTAAAATACTAATGGGCCAATAAGTGCGTATGCCCATTGAATAGGAGTGAATGCTTTCTTTTTAAACATAAGTAATTGTGCTAGTATACCAAATACGGTAAGAACAATAGTGAAGAGTGAAAGCATAGCGAAGAACAAAAAGATGTTACAGTATTGTTTGTCAAGAGGTCCAAAGAACATGTCATGTAGTTTATCAATAGTCATTATATATTTATGTAAGTAAATTTTTTTTCCTAAAGGTTTTATAATTAAATAATATATATGAAAAGTTATGAACGAATATATTATGTTATCTTATATTCATTGTATATATCGTATATTCTAATATTTACTGGATTTCAATTATATGATTTAGGCGAATATATACATACATTAAATATAGTAATAAGATTATACGTATGCGCATTTTTGTTGTACAGATTCAATCCTTTTCAATCGTTGGATAAATTTAGTGAATTTGATAGAATTATAGTGTTTTCATCAGCAATGTTTTTATTGTTTACTATATGTGCTACACAAATTAATGAATTTCGATCTAGAATTACGAATGAATCTGAAACTAAATATTTAGCAATAAATAATATTTCTAACGATAGTATATAATGGTTAAAACTCGTAGTATGAGAAAAATGAAACTTTCTGCCAAACGTTCTTACCGTAGACGTGTTAAATCTTCCGCATGCAGAGGTAAGAAAGGTTACCTATGTGCTGCTAAACCTGGGTGTAAAATGACAAAAGGAAAAAAACGTTCATTTTGTCGCAAATCTACAAACACCCGCAGACATAAGAAATAAATAATATATTTAGAAATAATATTATCTTTTAAATATATATAAAATGGCTATGACTCGTTCAATGAAGAAAACTACAAAAAGAAGTGTAAAGGCATCTGCTAAGCGTTCTTACAGAAAACGCGTAAAAGCATCCGCCTGTCGCAAAGCAAGATCTTGTCGCAAAGCAAGAGGATGTAAAATGACCAAGGCTGGTAAAAGAAAAACATACTGCCGTAAGTCAAAAAACACTCGTCGTGTTAAAAAATAAATGATTTAAATACTATTTCTATTTTAATTGATAGTATTTAAAATATATAAAAGTAATCATCAATAGATATACAGAAACCATATAAAGGTATATAATTGTATATAATTAGTAAGTCAATAATTGGCTGTAGAGTAGCAAAACTATTTAGGTGTACATAACGAAGCTGAATTGGCGCAATAGTGCGTAAGGCTTCTATAGGTTCGAGTCCTGTATTGGGTGAATTTGCCCGGTTAGCTCAGTCGGTAGAGCGCACGCCTTTTAAGCGTGTGGTCGTGGGTTCGAGTCCCACATCGGGTGCTGTTGGGACATAAATAGTTCGCCTCCACGTGGTGTGTCCTGGATAATGCTAAATGAACTATGTGGATGATATCATATATCATATATTTTATTTCTATTTTTAATATGATTCATATGGATATCTGTAATGTTAATAGGGTGGTGGGGATTAACAAAAAATGCACGGATGGCCGAGTGGTCTAAGGCGGTAGACTTAAGATCTACTATCTTCGGATGCGTGGGTTCGAACCCCACTTCGTGCATATCCCATATAGTCTAATGGTTAGGATATGGCCCTTTCAAGGCCGAGGTCGGGGTTCAATTCCCCGTATGGGAAAGCAAGTATAGCTCAGTTTGGTTAGAGCATCGGTCTTATGAGCCGAAGGTCCAGGGTTCAACCCCCTGTATTTGCATTATATCAATATACAATGTATATTTTTATAATGACATTATGTTTTTAAAATTTTATATTGATTTGTCTGTCAAAAAATGGAGACTAAAACTACTAATGATGATAATAAAAATATCATTAATACAATGGTACATTTCATTTATATTATATATAGTAAAATATTTATATAATATAATTATTTATATACTTAATGAATGTTATGAGATTCAGATCGTGAATTGGGTGCGTGTCTTTTATGCTCGTTATGAGTTTCACACATTAAATTAAATCCCAAAATACCTTTCACATCTTTTGCTTGGAATTCATGTTTTGATTCAATATCATCTTCACGACAATTTTGGATTACACATGAGACATATTCACCTTGTACTAAATATTTGTAATGAGTTCCTTTAATAGAAATAGAACTGTGATGAACAAAAATATCATTACCGGTACTGTTACCGCTAAGAATTGTAACAAAACCATAACCGGCTTTATTGTTGAACCATTTTACACAACCAGTAACACGCTCACCGGTAGTAGCACTAACTTCTTCTTGAGACATTATAATTAATATAATGATTATATCTTTAAATAATTTAATGATATAAGATAATATAACCTTATGCGAATACCTTTTAATAGTATTATTCAGTTTGTTGCAAATCAATGTAATAAATACAATATAGATGAATCTCATTCGTTAAACCATGCTATGTGTGTTTTAAATTATTCAAAAAGAATATTTGATACAGAAGTGAAAATAACCCCATATATTTATGATCAAAGACACTTAATTTATACCTCCGCATTATTACATGATACATGTGATTCTAAATATACTGATGAGAAAAATAGTATAAATGAAATACAAACATTTTTATTCACCAATAAGTATTCGGATAGTGATGCTGAAGTAATTATAGATATAATTACAAAAATGTCTTATCATAAAATAAAAAAGAATGGTTTTCCAGATCTAAAAGAGTACACAAGAGCATTTCATGTTGTGAGAGAGGCAGATTTACTCGCTGGATATGATTTCAATAGAGCACTTTTGTATGGTATAAATATGATGGATCTGGACTTTGAAAATTCTTTTCATAAATCAAAAAAGTTGTTTTATGAGCGTATGGATAAGCATATTTCGGACAAATTATTCACAACAAAATTTGCTATTGACTATGCAAATGATTTTTGTGATAAAGAAAAAAATAATATTTTAGTTTATGAAAATTTAATTGAAGATAAAAATTAATGTCTTGTTATATTAAATGAGTAATCCTAATTTCGGTTTAGATGAATCTTATTCTATTCCAAGTAGCGAGAATAACGATTTAGACAATACAATGACATTAAGTGAATTGAATAGATCTAGTGATTCAATTAATACTACATTACCTGATGAAAGTCTTAACGTTTCTAATGACAATTTTATTGATTTACCAAATATATCAAATAGTTCTTTGGGACCAATGGATATCAATGAACTAAACGAAAGTAATGATGATTCAGTTAATACTACAATGGAGAGTATCGGTGGTAAACCAAAGAAAACAAGAAGAACAAAGAAAGTAAAAAAATCAAAGAAAACGAAAAAATCAAAGAAAGTAAAAAAAACAAAGAAAGTAAAAAAATCAAAGAAAACGAAAAAATCAAAGAAAACGAAAAAAACTAAAAAGTAAACTATTACTTATAACAATAATATTTTTATAAGTAATATTTAAAGCACAATTACAATAATTGTGAATAATGCTTGCATCATTGCGATAAATTTGGCGCGAATAGAAATAGGATATACATCTCCATATCCTAATAAACAACCCGTTATGATCGAAAAATAGATTCTACTAAAATATTGTTCGAATAGACTCTTGTTGATATTTTCCGTATTATATTCGTCCTCTACAATATGTTCTATCTTTTCTACATCATCAATTAATGCATCGGAATCAAGTTGTATTGAGTTTTTATAAACGGTGTTACTTAACGTGTTCAATCCCTCTATTAAATTAACATTTTTTTTAATATCTGTTCTTACTTTATCCTTTAAAATTTCTCTTTTTATTAATTCGGAAATATTATTTACTCCACTGAAATCTTCATCTGGAAGTAATAAATATAATATACTGAAAGTAAACATAGATATTAAAATGATTATGACTTTGTGTTTTTTATCTAAATTTAGCATTATTTATATATTATAAATATTATAATTGCGGTTATATTTTTTAATTTAATTAAATACATATCATAATAATGTCTGCACGTGCTATGGCATCACAAAAACAAAAGAGAGCAATGGGTGGTATAGATCAAAATAGAAATATGAACAATAATGTAAGTACACAACCGTCGCAAATACGAATAACCATTCCACAGGCCTTAAAACTTTTAGAGAACAAAGTGGTAGAAATAGAAAAGTTGGTAGTAAATCAAAATAATGTTCCGAATCAAGCTGAAATATTAGGAAAATTGGTAAAACATATTAACGATTTAGAAAAACGTGAAAATGAATCACAAGAAAAAATTAAATGTTTAGAAGAAACTCTATCAAACAAAAACAATGAAATCGAAAATAAATTGAAGCTAAAGAATGATCTATTAGATACTCATACTAAATCATTAGCTGATCTTCAAATATTAGTGAACAAAATATCATTAAAATTATTAAACGAATAAAATTGATTTAAAAAAATTTAATAATAAGACTAAAAGGAAGAATGGAACTTATTATTAAAAGTAACGACAAAGCAGAACAGTTTGTAAATATATTTCAAAATATAAAACTATTTTGTGATACATTTAATGTAGAAATTACAAAAGATTCATTTTATATTCAAGGTATGGATCCATCCCACGTTTCCATATTTGAGATACATTTACATAATAACTGGTTCGATTCTTACACGGTTGATAATAATGTCACTATTGGCTTAACATCGAGTATATTTCCAAAAATTTTGACAGCATGGTCTGCTGACCATAATATATTGCTAAGTATGAGCAATGAGGATCACTTAGATGTATCATTTGAAAAAATCGAAGAGAAAAAGTCATTATACAATAAATATTTTGAAATTCCATTGATTAATATTGACACAGACAGATTGGACATACCTGAACAAGAATATACATTAGATATAGAATTTGATAGCAAAAAATTCAAAAGATTAATTGATGAATTATCACTTATTGGAGAGCGAGTAAATATGACATGTGATGAAAATGAGATAAATGCAAAAAGTCAATCTTTGGAAGGGAGTATGTCAATTAATATACCATTTGATGATATTGAATCATATAGTATCGAGGAAAATGAAACGATTGATATAACATTCTCATTGAAATTTCTCAAAAATATGTGTGTTTATAGTAAGTTATCGTCTGTAGCACTCATTTATATTACAAATGGAAACCCACTACAATTAAAATATTCTTTAGACGAAAATTCTTATGTTAGATTTTATGTAGCACCAGCAATTGATGATAATTAAGTAAAATATATAAAAAAAATATATCAGTTTAACTAAATGAAAGTATTGACCTATACTATAATTTTTTTGATATGTATAGTATTTTACATCCATATCATTTATCATTCTAAAATATCAGATGATGAAAATATTTATGAAATAGATTATACAAATAAATATAATCTAGAAAAAATATGTAACTTGAGACAACCATTTTCTTTCAAAGTAAATATCAATTATTCTTTAACAATGGAAAACTTATTACCGTCCAAAGGAATATTTAATATTATAAAAGAGAAAAAAGTAAAAATGAAAGATGATGAATCTATAGTAAAATATTATTCTGAATATAATAAAAATTTATTGGATGATAAATTAGTTTCAAATGAAATAACAAATGTTAACAAATACTTATGTCCTGAGTTTTCGTTTAATAACAAATATGATATTATTCTAAGTGACGAGAGATTTAAAACACCATTAGTAAATAATTATAATTATCGAAATTATTATATTGTAACAGAAGGTTCAATAAAAGTCCGTTTTATTCATCCAAATAATAAAGATATTTTATATGATTCGGATTATGAACTAATGCAAAATGTGTCAGAACTAGATGTATGGAAGAAAGACAGTAAACTTTCATACAAAGAGATCTCTTTCACAAAAGGAGATGTAATATACATTCCTCCTCATTGGTGGTATTCAATATTTTTTACGGAATCAAGTATAATTTTAAAACTTCACTATCGTACTGCTATGAATATGGTAACGTATATTCCTTATTATATATATTCATTTATAAGTATAGTAAAACATTCAGATGATCATCTGAAAGATAAAAATTTAAAATTGAAAACATAATTATTTAAATACAAATTATATATTAATTTATCATGACTCAATATAAAATATCAATTCATGATAAGGCATATAATGAGTGGACTATTTACAATTCAATCTCGCATGATGTGATAGAGACTTTAGATGTTAATCCTTCCAAGGAAAAACTATTTAATGGGGATATATTTGAATGTGAAAATGGTATATGTACATTGGTTCATTCGTTAGTCAGAAACAGTGTTCAAATGCCAGGGGTATTAATGTTGGACAGTAACATGTACGGAAAATATAAAAATAAATATTTGTATAAATGTATTCCAGATGATAAACATCTACCCATATTTCTTATACCATATGAAGAAAAACATATTGGATTTTCGAAAAAGAAGATAAATAAATATATTACATTTCAATTTAAAACATGGGACAATAACCATCCTGAAGCAATTATCAAAAATAATATTGGAACTGTTGAAGATCTTGATCACTTTTATGAATATCAGTTATTTTGTAAATCATTGAATGCATCTATACAAGGTTTCGGAAAGGATGCTAAAAGATCAATCGATAAAATTAATACGAAGAATACTTTTCAAAAAATCATATCCGACTATGACATTGAAAAAAGAGAAGTATTTATATTTTCAATAGATGGAAATAATACACAGGACTTTGACGATGCCTTTTCAATTGTAGAAAATGACAATGAAGCCACACTTAGTATCTATATCACAAATGTAGCTATTTGGATGGATGTTTTAAATTTATGGGATTCCTTTTCAGAAAGAATTTCTAGTATTTATTTACCCGATAGAAAAAGACCTATGTTGCCTACTGTATTGAGTAATATTCTTTGTTCATTATATAAACAACAACAAAGAATTGCTATTTCAATGGACATTCATTTTGTTGATTATGACGTAAAAGAAATAACATACTCAAATGTTGCCATTAAGGTGTCAGAAAATTATTTCCATAATAATATAGATATAAATAATGTACAATATGCATCGCTATTAAAGTATACAAATTGTATTTTCAAAAAACATAAATTAATAAAAAAAATAGAAAATAGTCATGACGTTGTATCATATTTAATGATGTATATGAATTATTATTCGTCAAAGATTTTGGCAAAAAATGAATGTGGAGTTTTCAGATCAATCAGTTTATCAGACAAAAATATTCCAAAAAATATTCCAAACGCTTTATATAAATTTGTGAAAATATGGAACAGTTCTTCAGGACAGTACACTACTGAAAATACAAAAAGTCATGACTTGTTAGATATAGAATCTTATATTCATATTACATCACCCATGAGAAGGTTGGTAGATTTATTGAATATTATAATGATTCAGAATAAATTAAATTTATATAAATTTACATCTAATGCGCATACCTTCTATAATAGATGGATTAATAGATTAGACTATATAAATGTTACAACACGATCAATAAGAAAAATTCAGATGGATTGTAATCTATTACATTGGTGTAATTCTCAAAAAGATTTGACTACAATGGTATATGATGGATATGTATTTGATAAAATCAAAAGAAGCGATGGTTTGTATCAATATATGGTGTTTATCAATAATATTAATATGGCGTCAAGAATTACAATTCGATACGAATTAGATAATTACTCGCAACATAAATTTTCGTTACATATATTCAATAAAAAAGATTCGTTTAAGAGGAAAGTGAGGTTACACTATCATGAAGTAATTTCTGACGATGATTCATAACTTTTATGTAATTTCGAAGAGTACTTTTAAATAGTAATTTAAGTGGAGGGAAAATGCCACATATGATTTCGGATGCTCTTATTTGATACTTACTATTCAGAGTTTCATATAAAGCAGCGTAATATATTTCTTCAGTCGACCATGTTTCTTCATTTGTACCAGGATTAATATACATAAATTTTTTAGCAAATACCATTAATTCGGTAAGCTTGAGGCTTTTAATATTTTTTTCAGAATAGAATTCCATATATTTGAAAAATATTAAAATATTGTATTTTATACATATAATGATTGTTGTAGTATAATATATTTCAATGTACAGTCAGGTATCTTATTTAATTTTTCAGATAATTTTATATTTCCAATGTATTCACATGCTGTAATAAATTCATTTGTGATATTATTTATTTTAAGAATTGCTTTGACAAATTCACCAATAAAGATACCTTTATTCAATAACATGTTTGTAATTTCTACACATTTTTCTTCATCATCTGCTTCACACCAACTTAGGCATTCTTTTGTAATATCAAAATGGTAAGAATCATTCATACCTGTACTGATATAAAATTTAGTTTCAATATCGGAATATTTATTATATTTCTCAATATAACTACTCATAGTTTGTTTAACTTGCATATTCTCAACAATATTTGTCTTGAAATCATCCATTACAGAAATATTTGTAAAACAACTCATGAAAGAAACCAATTCACCAACACTTAAATTGTCAAATTCATTATTGTATATCATATCTGCCATAATTAAACAATTTGCTTCATGAATACTTGAAGCAATTTTACCTTTTGGCGTTAATGAATATACAGAATCTACTTTTTCAATGAAACTATCATCAAATAAAATTTGAATAACTATATCAACATTATTGTCTACATAAGTATTTATATTTTCAATGGTATTTTGTATGCTGACTTTTTCGAGTTCTAAATTAGATATTTTATTAACGATGGATATATCGCGTTCAAGATTTTTACCATATTCGCTTTCAATATTTTGAATGCTATTGTAAGCATGTTTTCGTTTTTTATTATTTAGTTTATGAATGGAATTTTTTAAATTCATATATTCCTTAATTTTTTCAACATCAATTCCATGAGTATTTAATTTTGTTTTCTCTAGATCTTTATCTAATTCTATCATTTTCGAATCATAACTAGAGATGGAATTGGTTAATTCTTCATTTAACATACTGGATCGAACATAATCGCTATAGTTTGTCTTATTGAGAGCAATAAGATTTAACAATAAACTATATGAAATTTTGAATTTTGATTTCAAAACTTGTGGTTTTCCAGATAAAATATTTTTGTAATCAATTAAAGATACCTTTTCCCTAAATAAATTATTACAATGTATTACATGCCCTATAACATCTAAGCCTCTTCTTCCTGCTCGTCCTGCCATTTGTGTATATTCGTGACTTAATAAGTGTCTATGTCCATCATTTGTATATTTTGTCATTGCTGTGAATATAACAGTTTTTGTAGGCATATTGATTCCAACAGCAAATGTTTCTGTAGCGAATAATACTTTAATAAATCCTTTACCAAATATAATTTCCACCATTTCTCGTAATATAGGCATCATTCCACTATGATGAATAGCGACTCCTTTACTCATTAAACTGACCAAATCTTTGTACTCCTTGAGTTCTTTATATTCATTATAATTTGAAAGCTTACGAATGATTTTATCACATTCACTTTGCATAATAGAGGGAACATGAGCATCATCATAATCAAATAAATTAACAGTTATTTGATGCGCGTATTTTTCCACATTTGCTCTTGAGAAAACAAAACATATAGCAGGTAGCATGTTGTTTTTGTATAAATATTTGATAAGTGAATTTAATATGAATGTAGGGTTCGATCGTACTGATTTAGTATTCATCAATGTAATTAATTTATTTGTTTTATCAATAATTTCACAATGTATTTTATTTCCCTCTTTAATTAGTTGAGGTTGTTTAATAAATTTTTTAATTTCTTGTTCTTTTGGTTTATCTTTTAATATTTTGAATAAATAGTCTGTATTGTCTAGATAAACATAATGTTTGAGGGGTACTACACGTTGTTCTGTTCCTGTCAAAATAACTTTTTTATGAGATTCTTTATCTCTATTTTCACACCAAGCGGCAAATTTTTCTGGTTTATCTATTGTTGCGGATAACATCACCATAGAAATATGA